ATGCAAATTCTGCACCGTGGTATTTTTATGCCTGCTTTTGACCGCATATTACAGCTGGCCCGCATGGAAGAGATGGGCTGCGAATTTGTGGAAGTGACCGCCCACGAGGGGGCCCGCCCCACCCATGCGGTGTGGCAGGGCAGGGTCTACCACCGCGGCGGCGCTGTGGTGCAGGACGGTGAGCGGTACGAGGATTTTGAAGCCGCCACTGGTTACGGCACCGGCCCCGGCCTGTGCGGCTGGAACTGCCGCCACAACTTTTACCCGTTCTACCCCGGTATCTCCGTGCGCAACTACACGGACGAACGCCTGGCCGAGCTGGATGCCCGCAATATTCCCTATGGCGGCGGGCTGTACACCCGGTACGAGATCACCCAGATGCAGCGGGCGCTGGAACGCAGGGTGCGCAAAGCCAAGCGCCGTTACCTGGCCGAGACCGCCGCCGGGGTGGATGCCAGCCAAAGCGCCGCCAAGCCGAAAGCCGCCCGGCAGCAGCTGAGTGCGTTCCTGGCAGAAACCGGGGATAGGCTGGACGGCGCAAGAGCTGCCGTTCCGGGATTTGGGCAAAGGGAAGCAAAACAGGCGGATGCAGCGGCAAGTGCCTTGCAATCCGCCCAAAACAATGCTACACTGAAAGAAATCAGCCTGGGGTACAAGGAGATTACCATCCAGAGCATTCAGCACATTCAGCCATTTGCCTGTGAGACGCTGGACGCCGCGGGCAGCCGTGCCCTTGCCAATGCCCACAAAAAGCTGCTGTTGGAAGCCCGGAAAGTTCCGCTTGGAACAGAAAAGGCCCGCTGCTATGGGCTGGATATGCAGCCCGTGAGCGGATATTTTACCGGCGAGCAGGAAGGAGGCGTTCACATCCCGAATTTCAGCACGCCTCACATTGCAATACACAACCATCCAAGTGGGATGACCTTTTCGCCCGAGGATATTCTTGGCTTTGCGAGCCGGGATTCGATGCAGATGCTGACGATTGTCGGCAATGACGGCAGTGTATATGCACTGGAAAAGACCGCCGCAACCGATTTGATCTCTCTAAAAATGGCTGCTCGCACGCTGAATCACACAGCAAACGACCCCACGATGCCCAAGACGGCTGTCTATAATCTTGTCACAGATTTTTTAATGGAGATTTCACAATATGGGGTACAATATTACACCAGAGGAAATTGAAAAAATGAAGGCATTCCTCAAAGAGCATCCAGTTGACCCGCAATATGAAGGTTTGCTGGATGGTAATATCCCGCTGGATCAGGTAGATGCACAAATCTACACATCACTACTGAGGCAACTGGGCGAATTACCCGAATAACCCACTAACACTTCAACCACGATGCACCCGCACCGTGGTTTTTTCATGCCCATTTTTAGGAGGATACAATGAAGAATCTGCTTGTCCTGATGCTTGCCATTTTGACCGTGTTGACCAGCCCGGAACAGTTCAAAATGAATTCTATCTGCCCGCATCAGTACCGGCTGTGTTTTTACACGGATGTTTTGCCCGGCGTGGAAATTGTGCCGTAAAGGCCGCGCCAACATTTGTTGAAACCACGATGCACACGCACCGTGTTTTTTTATGCCTGCCCTGCATGAGGGGCGGGCGGGCTGTTCGCAGGGCATTCAAACACCGGGCAAACCACTGGTATAATGAGAGTGATTCCACCGAGGATGACGAACGCACGGCATCCGCGTTCCGCATCGGCCATCGGGCTGGTACTGCGGTACTGCCGCCCTGTTCGACTCCTCAGCAGCTCACGGAGCAGCAAAATAAAAACACCCGCCGGGGTACGGCGGGTGCTTTTATTTTGGTGGGACACTGCGCACAGCATCCGAACGCTCCTCCAGTCGATGCATCGTCAATTTCCTGCATCTTCACAATTACCTTTCCGTTTTCGGTGTAATTGAAAGCGATATCGAAATGGTCATCGTACAGATAGATAGCATTGACAAAGGTTTTAATTAGTCGTTTTTGACTGTCCCGATCCGAGATATCCATAGCGGCCATTTTTCGCAGAAAGTATAGGATCATATTCCGTGTGAGCTTAAAGCCCCTGGCCAGCCCCGCATCCGCGCGGGCAGCGCTGAGGGCTTGCTTTTGTTCGGTCAGTTCATCCATGCGGGCTTTTGTCATTTCATTGATAATGCCCATTTCGATGGCTTTCATCACATTGGAAAGCGCTCTATCTACATCCGCAATCTGTCTGTCCAGCGCCCTGATGGTATCGCCAGAAGTATCACTGCGTTCGTATTCAGCCCACACTCTATCTGCGATGTATTTCAGTGTAGCATCATCTTGTAATAAATTTCTGATAGACTTTAACACCAATGGCTCAAGAACATCCTGACGCACAGACTTTTTCGTACATGATTTTTTTCTTTTACGGTTTAGGCAGGTGTAATAGTTATGCTTTACTCCAGTATGCCCGTGACCACTTACCCCAGCCATTGGCGCTCCACAATGGCCACAGAATAATTTATCGGTCAGCAAGTATTCTGCTCTTGACCACACTCTTGATGGAGCACGGCGGTTGACCTTGAGCATCTCCTGTACCTTATCAAACGTAGCACGGTCAATCAATGCCGGCATACCGCCCTCATTACGGATATCGCGGAATATATACACGCCGGTATATTTTTCGTTTTTCAGCAGCCGATGAAGGCTATTAACGGTAAACATACCGCCCCGTGTTGCTCTAAGGCCCTGAGCATTGAGCCAGGCCGCGATTTCGGCCATTGTTTGGCCCCCCGCATACCGCCGGAAAACCTCAGTTATAAAGGGGGCCGTATCTGGGTCGATCTCATATCGTTTGGTATCGGGATTGACTTTGTAACCTATCATTCGTGTACCGCCGTTTGACTGCGACTTTTTAGCGCTCTCACGCTGGCCCCGGCGCACGTTCTGCGCTAGTTGGAGCGAGTAATATTCTGCCATGCCCTCAAGCACGGAATCCAGAATAACGCCCTCCGGGCCGTCCGGCACATCCTCTGCAACGCGCTCTACCCTAACCCCGTTCTTTTTGCAGCGGTAACGGTTAAAGGCGATTTCTTCACGGTTGCGCCCGAATCGGTCAATCTTCCACAGCAGGATTACCCCGAATTGATGCGTTGCGGTATCGGACAGCATCTTTTGAAATTGCTCTCGATCATCATTACGCCCGGTCATCGCCCGATCCGCATAGATGTGGATTATCGTGTAGCCTTTGCCCTCTGCATATTTTTGCGCCGCTGCAATCTGCCCGTCGATGGATTGCTCGGTCTGTCCATGGGACGAATACCGCGCATAAATTACGGCTGTTTTATCTACTGAGCTCAAAATACCACACCCCCATTTAACGAAAATAGGCTTACATTTGCAATTAAGGCTTTAATTTTGTGCTTAAAAAGCCAAGTCAGAATTGGAAAATGATTGCTATTTTAGGAAACCCAAAACCGCAATAAACAAAATGCCGAATATTACTGTTGCCGCTATAGACCCAATTTCTCCGTTATTGAACTTTTTATACTCTTCATCGAGGTCTTTTTGTGTCGTGAAGTCAAAAGTGTATCCGCAATCTTCGCAGTAAGCCATGTTTTTACGCTGAATTTTCTTTTCCCCCGATGCGAATCTGACATTAGCAACTCTTGTAGATCTGCCCGTACCAGTTGTTCCACTGCTCACATACTTAAATTTTATGCGCTGGCCGCCGCACATTGGGCATACTCGTTCTGATGGTCTGACTTTCGCAATTTTACGCTTTGCAAGGGCGCATCCTATGGCAAGGAAAAGAGAAAGCATAAATGCTACTGCTACCACCGCAATGCCGAGCATCATATACAGCGCTACCACAATAATTATTGAGATAATTGTAACCATGTTTTATACCTCCGCTTCGTTATTGGAGCATTAAACTTCCGTGTTATATTCTGGCAGGCCACGGCAGATGCCAACAGCCACGCCCTCAATACGCAAGTCGTTAATTTCTTCTTTTGTGTAGGTCATTGGTGTGAAGCGAGGGTTTTCCGGATGCAAGATTACTGTATCTCCATGACGATAGAACCGTTTTAGCGTTGCTTCGTCATCAATCAATACTGCCGTAATTTGTCCATTTGCCGCTGTCAACTGTGAGCGGATGCACACCAGATCACCATCACAAATAGTCGGAGACATTGAATCCCCTTTACACATGAGGGCAAAGTCTGCCCGCCACATAGATGGTACGCTGATGTACATTTCAACATTTTCTTCCGCGAGAATGGGAGTGCCACAGGCAATCGTGCCAATCAGCGGCACAGTGCTCATTGCAGGCATTGGTACGAAGCCTTTCGGGACAGCCGTATTTTTCGCTGCCTCTTGCGCAGCATCTTGTTCCATTGCCTGCCAATCATCCCACATGAGGCGGCTGTTGCCTTGGTGCTTTTCATTTAGCTCATTTCTTATGCTGTCTGGAATAGCGTCAAGTCGATTATCCGGGTCATTATCCCAATCATAATCATCTGTTGTCCACCCTATTAAATACTCAGGTGTGGTTTTTAATGCTCGTGCAAGTGCAACTATTTTACTGTGGTACGGGTCGATTTTGCCTGCTTCGATTTTCGCAATAGTTGAGCGCGTTCCATATCCGACCGCCTCAGCAAGTGCAGCCTGCGAAATTCCAAGCCGTTTTCGACATAGCTTAATTCTATCACCTATGGAATCCATATAAACCTCCATACATCGTAATGTCTAAATTTTTCTTTATACAGTATTCTACTATAAGTGTGATTAAAAATCAAGTTTTTTTTATTTTTTTCAAAAAAGTTGTTGACATATAATCACCTTAGTGTTATGATGCGTGTAGTGATAAATAATCACTTTCCAACAGAACAGAGAGGAGGGTTGATTGAATGTTCAATAGTTTAATGCTTGAAATTGCGATTACTCGTTCGCAAATTTCAAAACGTGATCTCGCAAAAAAACTCGGTATATCGGAACAAGGGCTGTATAACAAGTTGAATGGCATTAGTGAATTTAAGGCTAGCGAAATCCGCGCACTGTCTGATGAATTGTCCTTGTCCTCACAAGAACGAGAGGAAATTTTTTTCGCAAAAGGGTGATTATTTATCACTCTTTTGAACAAGAGGTGACAGTAATGGAAAGCATCAAATTCAACTTCGACCAAATCCCTGAAAAAGAAGCCCGCGTTTTGGGTCAAACACTTCTTGAAGCCTGCAAGAAATTCTACTCTGATCCTAAAAACCTTGCCGCGTATGAAGCTTGGGAAGCAAAGCAGGAGGCTGAACATGAATAAAGCGTTGAACGTTGTAGGCCGTATCCTGATTTTCTGTGTTGGCGAGGTTTCTATGTACTTTGCCATGATGGATCCGGTCGTTCACATCATGCTGGGCGATGACATCAACGCATCACGGCTCTTGATCAGCTGGGCCGCCTTGATCCTCACCGCCATCATTGATGACAAAGCTCTCCCCGTTTTCAATTACGACAAGGGCAACGATGCCCACGTCAAATAAATTTTTTGGAGGTAACACCATGATTGAACTGAAAGTAACCGTTGATGCTCCCGATTTGAGCACCGCTATCAACCATCTGGCCGATGCCATCGAAAGCAAGGGCACTGATGCCCTCGCCGCTCCGGCAAAAAACTCCCGCAGCAAGAAAGTCGCTGCCAAGACTGCCCCGGACGCACCTGCGGTTTCTGTTCCTGCCCATTCTGAACCTGTCGGATCCCCGGTGCCCGTTGAACAGCCCGCCGCGGCCCCTCAGCCTGTACAGGCACCCGCGGCTGCCCCGGTGCAGCAGGCCATCCCCGCCACTCCTGTGGCCGCGCCTATGATGCAGCAGCCTGTTGCAACTGCCGCTCCCGTGATGACCCCGCCTGCCGCTCCCGTGACCCAGCAGTTTATCCCCCAGCCCGCTGCTGCGCCCGCTGCGCCGACACAGTCTCAGCAGGGTATCACTTGTGAGCAGATCATCAACGCCGCCATGCCGCTGATGAACAGCAACCCTGCCTTTGCAATGCAGCTGCAGGGCATCCTTGCAAAGTATGGCGTTCAGGCTGTCACCCAAATTCCCGAAAATATGCTGCCCAATGTGGCCGCGGATCTCCGCGCCCTTGGCGCAAAGATTTAAGGGAGGGCCATTATGGCAAGCCCTGAAATTCACGCCAAGTGTGGCGCGTCCAATGCGTACCGCTATCTGGCCTGTACCGCGTCGCCCACGTTTGAGGCGCAATTTCCGGCCAGTACGAGCATCTATGCCGAGGAGGGAACGCTGGCGCACAGCATTTGCGAACTGTTCGTCAAGACCCACAGCGATGCAGACGCGATGGCCGAGGAACTGCGCTCCCTGCAGCAGCACAAGCTCTATCAGCCCGAAATGCTGACCTGCGCCAAAATCTACTGTGACTGGATTATGGAAAAGGCGCTGGGCTACACCAATCCTCCGGCGATTATGACGGAGCAGCAGGTAGACTTTTCCGATGTTGTGCCGGAGGGTTTCGGTACTTGTGATTGCGTGATGATTGGCGATGACGCGCTGAACATCTTTGACTACAAACACGGCAAGGGTGTCCGTGTGGATGCCGTGGGCAATCCACAGATGCGGCTTTATGCCCTCGGTGCCCTTGCAAAGTACAGGCCCTTGTACGGTGACACCATCAAAAAGGTGCGCATGACCATCATCCAGCCTCGAATCAGCGCAGATCCGTCCGAGGATGAGATGTCTGTAGACGATCTGCTGGCATGGGGCGACCGCATCCATCCCATTGCCGTGGAGGCGTTCAACGGCCCCGGCACATTTGTGCCCGGTGAACACTGCAAATTCTGCCGGGGCAAGGCCAAATGCCGTGCCCGTGCCAACGTCAACACCGCTCTGGAAGATTTCGTATCCTGCGTGCCCATGGGCCGTGTTCCTGCCGATGAGCCGAAAGATAATGCCTCTCGCATGGCGATGGGCCTGCAAAAGGCGTTGACGGATTCGGAAATCGGCCAACTGCTGACGCGCGGCCAGTTTTTGGTGAGTTGGTATGATGACCTGAAAGCCTATGCGCAGCAGACCATCCTCGACGGCGGCGAAATTCCCGGCTGGAAAGTCGTTGCTGGTCGTAGCGTCCGCGCGTTCCACGATACCGATGCCGCGTTCCAGACGCTTATCAAGGCTGGGTATGATGAGGCTATGCTCTATGACCGCAAGCCTGTCTCCTTGTCCGAATTGGAAAAGCGGCTCGGCAAGAAAAAGTTTGCCGAACTGCTGGCTGATCAAATTGACCGCCCAATGGGCAAGCCGACACTGGTTGACGAATCTGATAAGCGTGAGCCGTACAACAGCGCCGCCGCTGATTTTGGAGGAGTGAACGCCAATGTTTGACGATGGTGACCATATTACCATCAGCTACTGTCATGAAGGTGAGAGCCGATTCGAGATGGATCTTTACCTACCTATGCTAGTTACTTGCTCCAAAAGCAAGATGCCTAAAATTCTCAATCAGTTCATCAAAGATGAAAAGTGCGAGGAAAAGGCCAAAAAGCTACTGAACTTTTGGGAGCAACAGCGCGACAAGTACGAGTGTGACCGCAAGAGTGCAGCTCAGGAGTGTGTAAACATCTCAACCGAGGTTTCAGAACTGCAAACCGTTGTCAACACCAAAAAGCACTCTGTCGGCACACGCCTGACGAAAGTCGAATTGCAGGATGCAAAAAAGCGGCTTGCAGACAAGAAAGCACTCAAAAAACGCACATACGATACCTTGAAATACAGCTATAACCGTAAGACCCAGCTGGACTTCTTTATCGAGATGCTGAAATGTCACCCTAAATTGCAATGGATATTTTCTGAGGAGGTACAGAAGTGAAAGTTGATAAAAACAGCCCTTTGGGCGAAATGCTCTTGAAAATGGCCGCCGAACATGACCCGAAACTGCGCAGGGCCATTGCAGAGACATAAATGCGATGGCGCGACGTGCGCGGAGTGGCCGCGCGATTATAAGCTAAATCAATCGCGGCGAAAGGACAATCTTATGGAATTGCTCAAAAATCTGTTTTCTGAGGGCGAGGCGCTGACCTACGACCAGCTGACCGAAAAGATCAACGCAGCAGGCATGAAACTTGCCAACATCGCGGATGGTTCCTACGTCAGCCGCGATAAGATGGATTCTAAGGTTAAGGGCTTGCAGGGCCAGATTACCGACTTGCAGGCGCAGGTCAAGCAGCGTGATACCGACATGGCCGACTTGCAGACCAAGCTGACCGCTGCGCAAACCGACGCCGACAAGCTGGCATCTGTTCAGTCTGATCTTGCCGCCCTGCGCAAGCAGCGCGAGGATGATGGCAAGGCATGGGCGCAGAAAATCGCCGCGCAGGCGTATGAATTTGCTGTCCGCGAAAAGGCGGGCGAGGTCAAATTCAGCTCTAACGCTGCGAAAAAGCAGTTTATTGCGGATGCCATCGCCAAGCAGTTTAAGCAGGACGAGAACGGCAAGATGCAGGGCTATGACGAGTTTTTGACCCAGTACAAGGCCGATGACCCCGGTAGCTTTGTCTCCGATGACCCGGCCCCCGCTCCTGCACCGAAGCCTAACGCTCCGTCTATCACGGTTCCCGCAAAGCCCGACGGAAATGCGCACAAAATGAGCTTGTCCGAACAGATGGCGGCAGCAAATGCCGATCCTAACTTCGTGCCCGATTTCAGCTAATCGGGCTACACCAACTGAAACCTAAAAAATCAATAGGAGGCATCCCCACATGGCAATCTTTGATTCCAAAAACTTCAATGGTAACGTGTTCAAGCAGTATGTTGACCGCGTTCCCAACCTGAACCGCAACGAGCTGATTAAGTCCCGCGCCATCAAAAAGCGTCAGGACATCGCGCAGTCCATGAGCGATCAGGTCGGTGGCAACTACGTCACCATCCCCCTGCGCGGCATCATCAGCGGCACCGTTCCTCAGAACTACGACGGTTCTACCAACATCACCGCAACCAACACCAAGACTTTCTCCCACTCCCGCGTTGTCGTGGGCCGCGCACAGGCATGGACTGAGCGTGACTTCTCCTATGACATCACCGGTGGTGAGGATTTCCTCGCCGATGTCGCCGCGCAGATTGGCGAATACTGGGATGAAGTCGATCAGGCCACCATCATCAAGATTCTGACTGGTGTTTTCGCCATGAAAGATGCTGAGGGCGTGAAGTTCGTCCGTGAACACACCTACGATGTCACCGGCAAGACCAACTCCGAGGGCGCTCTGGGCCTGATGGATGGCACCTCCCTGAACACCGCCATGCAGCGTGCTTGCGGCGATAACAAGGGCGCTTTCAGCCTTGCCATCATGCACTCCGCTGTTGCTACCGGCCTTGAGAACCTCAAGCTGTTGGCGTACATGAAGTACACCGACAAGGACGGTATCGAGCGCGAGCTGCATATCGGCACCCTGAATGGCCGCACTGTTCTGGTCGATGACTCCATGCCCGCCGTGGAAACCGTCACCACCCCGGAGGTGCAGGGCGTTTACACCATCACCGTCAGCACTGCTGGCACCGATGGCAACACCATCACCGTGGACGGCCAGACCTATACCTTTGCCGCATCCACCTCCACCGCCAATAAGACCCTCAAGACCGGCGATGCTGCTACCGAGGCTCAGGCGCTGAAAACCGTGCTGTCTGCTCAGTATGAGGGCAAGTTCATCGTCACCGTTTCCGGCGCTGTCGTTACCCTCAAGCAGATTTTCGGCGGCGAGGGCAAGCTGCCTGTCGTGACCGTTTCCGGCGCTGTCAAGGCCGTTGCTGCCCAGACCACCGCAGGCGTGGCTAAGGTATCTCAGACCCGTTACACTACCTACGTTCTGGGCGACGGCGCTATCGAGTACACCGACTGCGGCGCTAAGGTGCCCTACGAGATGGATCGTGATCCTCACACCAACGGCGGCGAGGACACCCTCTATGGCCGTCAGCGCAAGTGCTTTGCCCCCTACGGCATCAACTTCACCAAGGCCAAGATGAAGAGCTTGTCTCCCACCGATGACGAGCTGGAGAACGGCGAAAACTGGGAACTGGTGAACTCCAACGAGGCCGAGGGCAAGCAGTACATTGCCCGCAAGGCTATCCCCATCGCCCGTATCCTCTCTCTGGCCTGATTTCGGATTGCTGAGGGGGTTACGCATGGCGCACGATATGTATCTCACCTATGAGGAGTATTTGGCCCTGGGCGGCGCCATTGATGCCGCTGCGTGGCCTCCGCTGGAATGTGCCTGTAGAAAGCGCATTGATCGCATAACGGATTGCCGTGTCCAGAACATGGCTGAGGTTCCGAAGGCGGTCAAGCTCTGCATTTTTGCGCTGGCACAGATGGAGAGTGCCGTCGGCTCCGTGGCACAGGTTATATCGCCCACGGTTACATCGTTCAGTACGGATGGCTACACTGAAAACCACGGGAATGTGCCGAACGCCGAGAAGGCAGCCAAGCAGATGAACGCCATTGCGGCGGATATGCTGTACGGTGAGCTGGACGATTACGGCGTTCCCCTGCTGTATAGAGGAGTAACGTAAAATGCAGCTTTGCAATGACACCATCACCCTATACAACCGGCGATTCGACCCGGATGAGGATTGCGATGTTTATGAGCGCACCGTCATTCGGGGCGTTCACTGGTTCAACTCTGAGGCAACCACCGTTGACAGCACTGGGCTGAAAGCTGCAAACAAGGTCACAATCCGCATCCCCACGGATGCGGATTTCGGCGGCAAGGTGTATCTGCCCCCTAAGCAGTATGCCGTCACCAATGACCAAGCATCCGCTTTCACACTGGCCGCTGGCGATCTCGTGGTTTTGGGCATCGGCGCAGAGGATCTGCGCCCCGCCGCCATCCATGACACCTACTCCGAGGCTGCAACCATCCTGCAGATCACAGACAACCGCCGTGCTCCACGAGGGCGGCATTGGAAAGTGATAGGTTCATAATGCAATTATCTGTTAATGCACAATTTGATTTTGACGGCATCAGTGCTATTTTGGATCGTCACGGCTTTGGCAATCATGGCATTGTGCAAAAGACTATCGACAACGCCGTGATACGTTGGTGTATGGATTATACACCGGCTGACACATTTATGCTGGCAAAGAGCCCATACGCGGCATCTGACATCGGTTCTGGTATTATCGTTTATCCCGGCCCTTATGCGCATTATATGTATATGGGTGAGGTCTACGGTCCTAACATCCCAGTTTTTGACGATAACAGCGGCACTCCTACGCGGTTTTTTTCGCGTCCCGGCGAAAAGAAAAAGCCCACAGGCCGGGCCATCCAGTATAAAACTGATAAGAATGCTCTGGCTGGGCCATTTTGGGCAGAACGAATGAAAGCAGACCACATTGACGACATCATAAAGGAGGCCAAAAATGTCGCAGGTATCAAATAGTATCGATAGCTTGCGGCAGTGGTTTCGTCAATGCCCGCTCTTGTCGAAAAGTAATCGCTTTGGCGCCGACTATCTGGGCGAGAACCCTACCGAGTATGCCATCTATGCATCGCCATCTACGCTGAAATACCGGGAAAATATTCTGGGCGAAAGTGTTTTAGAGGATAAGCAGACGCAAAACTACATTTTTGCCACGCGCGAAAATTATGGTTCTGATGTCAAACAGAATTCTAACAATCTCGCCTTTTTCACGGGGCTTATTGCCTGGATGATCGAACAGAACAATGCCCGAAACTTCCCCCACATGGAGGAGGGTCGGGTTACTGCCATCGTACCGACGCTGACCGCCTATCCGGCACAGGTCGGTTCGGACAGCGCAAAATATCAGATTCAGATACAAATTACATATAGGAGAAACTGATAAACATGAAAATTGAACGCAAATATATGGCGCATTTCCTCAACGCCACCTTTGGCGGCGATACGGGCACCGCTAGCTACGTCCGCCTAGGCAAAGACTTGGAGGAATACAGTCCCGAGCTCTCTGCTAACGTGGAAAAGAAGCAGAATATTCTGGGCCAGACCTCCGTCACCATTGACAGCTACCAGAAACAGGGCGAGGTCAGCCCTTACTACGCCGAGAAGGGTGACGCCCTGTTTGAAAAGCTGCAGGCCATTATTGACGGCGATTTGGTTCTAGACAATCTGAAAACTGACATCGTAGAGGTCAAACTTTGGGAGAACGGGACAGCCGACGCATTCCCTGCCGTAAAAGAGGAGTGCTACATTGAGGTGTCCAGTTACGGTGGCGACACTACCGGCTACCAGATTCCGTTCAATGTACACTACACCGGTATCAAAACCAAGGGTACGTTTAACCCCACCACTAAAGCATTCACTGCATCGGAATAACACATCATAACATAATGGAGGTACATTATGAAGCTGACATTGGATCGTGGATTGAAAATTTATGAGGTCGAAGATATTGACGGCACGCCGCTTGGCACCATCAAAATCAATCCTGCTGACTTGGGCATTGTAGGCCGCTTGGCACAGACCCGCGATAACCTCGCCGCCATGGCCGAAAAAATCAATGACAACATCGATCCCAAAATGCTGAACGAGATTGATGCAAACGTCAAGGCTGAAATCAACAACATTTTCAACAGTGATGTTGCACCGATCTTTTTCGGTAGTGTTTCAGCGTTGGCGCTGTGCGATGATGGCACTATGGTGTTTGAAAAAGTCCTTAACGCCATTGCTCCCATCATTGAAGATGCTGTGGGCGATGCCATGAAGGCCAGCCAGAAACGGATGGAAAAGTACACTGCCACCTATAGCAATACCGATAAGGGCCTTGCCCCTGGCCAACAGGCATGAGTGCTTGGGAATTACCCACTACCGTAGAAGTCGCCGGGCAGAAATTTGCAATACGATCAGATTTTCGCGCCGTACTAGACGCTTTGGCGGCCTTGGCTGACCCCGAGCTAACTCAGCAAGAGCAATACATGGCCTGTTTGCAAATCCTTTACCCGCGCTGGCGGGATCTGCCTGACCTTAATGACGCATTGCAGGCAGCTTTTATCTTTATCAATAATGGTAAAGACGAGGAATCCCGCAGCCCGTTGCCCCGCCTGGTAGATTGGGGGCAAGATGCTCCCATCATCGCACCTGCCGTGGATAAGGTACTGGGGTACAGCTGCCGCCGGTGCAACTACCTACACTGGTGGGAGTTTCTAGGTGCCTTTTACGGTATTGGCGATGGGCTGTTTGCGCAGGTGGTCAACATCCGCAGTAAGCAGGCCAAGGGCAAAAAGCTGGAAAAATCCGAATTGGAGTTTGCCAGAGAAAATGCCCGCCTTATCAAGATTCGTGCTCCTGAAAGCGCCGAAGATAAGGCAGAAAAAGAACGACTACTGGAAATGCTAGGGTCGTAAAAGTCATTTGAAACCCAATTTAGATGAAATATCCCACACGATAGCAGTTTAGCCACTGCAAAGCCCTATCCGTTTTCGGATAGGGCTTTCTTATGCCTAATAGGAGGTGGAACCTTGGCAGACGGCTCTATTATCATTGATGCCCGCCTCAATAAGAAAGGCGCAGAATCCGATCTGAAAGCATTGCAGGCCAAGGCCAAAAGCACTGCGCAGCAAATTGCAGCAGTAGATAAACAATTAGGCGGTGCTCAAACAAAACGGAATACGCTGGCTGACAGCCTTGAAAGCGCTCGCCAAAAAGCGCGCGAAACTGCCGATGCCCTAAGCGATGTAAACCGTCAGATCGATGCCGCTGAACAAGCGCACCTGCAAAACATCAAAAATGAATACCCCAGTATGAGTGATACAGGGGTACAGAAGGTTTTGAATTCCCGTATGCAGGGCGAAACCAAGCTAATGGAACAGCAATCCAAACTTCTCGCCTTGTCGAGCAAGCAAGAATCCGTTCTGAATGAAACCGTTTCCGCTTATCAAGATCAGGACAGCGCTGTCCAAGCGTTGCAGCAACGGCATGATACCTTAACCGATCAGCTGGCGCAAGAAAATCAGGCCGTTGAGCGGCAGCAAGACTTGATTCAGCATCTTTCAGGCGATAAATCCGTGCAAGACTACTTCGACAAGCAAGTTAATGCCATCGAAGCAGCATTTGCTAAAGTCGAATCTCGCATAAATAAGACCTACGGATCTACAGAGGAAACCGCTACACAACATGCAGAGCGCATTGTAGCAGAAACCAAAAAGGCTCTCGCATCGCAAAACCAAGCCACAACAAAGCAGCCTGTAATTGCATCGCAAGGTAGCGATGACTCTAAAGATGATTCTAAAGCTGACCGAATTCGGGCGATTGCCGAAGAAGTCAGCAAGCTCACTAAGGATCTGACCCATGCCGCATTAAGCAGTAAGGTATTGAAAAATGCACTGCGCATGGCAGGAGGCATCGGGCAGAAAGCCTTTGCCTGGGTGGGCAGCAAGCTGAAAGCTGTCCAAAACCGATTGGCCCAAGCATCTCAAAGCGTCGCTCAATTCCGTAATCGGATCGCACGGCTCGTATCTGGTGCGTTGGTATTCAATGTGTTGTCATCTGGATTGCGCACACTGACAAACTGTATGGGCACCGCCCTGCTTTCCAGTGCATCCCTGCGGCAGGCCCTAGGCAACCTGCAAGGCGCCGCGTCTACCGCTGCCGCACCGTTGATTCAAGTCCTGACCCCTGCCCTGACCGCGCTGGCCAACGCGGCGGCCACTGTATTTGCCTACCTTGCAAAGCTGGTGGCGTTCCTGACCGGCAAAACGGTGTCATCCGCCAAGGCCGCAGCTAAGGGCATGAGCGGAACATCCAAGGCGGCGAAAGATGCCGCCAAGAGCCTGGCCGGTTTTGACGAAATCGAACGGCTGGACAAGAAGGACAGCTCTTCCGGTGGTTCGGGTGCCAGCGGTATCACCCCCAACTATGACTTTGATACGCTGGATTCGTTTCTGGATTCTGTGCTGGCCGCCATCGAGGCAGGCGAATGGAACCGGGTCGGGCAGCTCATTGCCCAAAAGCTCAACGAAGCGCTGGCCGCTATCCCCTGGCCGGATATCCAGGATAAAGCCCAGACCTGGGCCACAAACATTGCGGATACCCTCAACGGCTTTGTTGCCCGGCTGGATTGGCGGCTGGTTGGCTCCACCATTGCACAGGGGCTGAACACTGCCCTGCTGTTTGTGGATACCTTTATGCAAAAATTTCAATGGGAAACATTGGGCAACGGTCTCGGCAATGGGCTAGAGCAGTGTGTGGCAGAGGTTGATTGGGTAGCTCTTGGCCGCGTACTAACTGATGGTATGCGGGCTGCCATTTTAACACTGTACGGATTCGTGCAGGCCTACACCGGATGGACTGAGCTCGGTAGTTCCATTGCTACCTGCATCAATTCGGCCATTTCCAATATTCCCTGGCAGGAGGCCGGAGCGGGCATGAATGGCGTTGTGTTAGGCTTGCTTGCCGCACTGATTGCCGCCGTGGAGGGCTCCGATTGGACTACTCTGGGCCAGAGCATCGTAACAATGATCGGCTCCATTGACTGGGTGGGCCTTTTTTCTTCACTGAGCACTCTGGCGGTTGATGTACTGGCCGCTATCAACAGCATCCTTGACCAGGTAGACTGGGGTACTGTGGGACAGACATTCTTAGAATGCCTCCAGGCCATTGACTGGGGAGGAATACTTTCTCAGATAGTCACAATCATCATCAACACTTGGCCTCTATTGATAGCCATGCTGGGCGCCAGTCTGCTACCGCAACTTGGATCCTTTATTGTAGGAACAGTCCTGCCCAGCATTTTGGGTGGTCTGGCTTCCCTGATTGCAGGCATCGTTTCTGCCATCGGTCTGTGGCCCGCGCTCTTAATTGCAGCACTAATCGTATTAGCTACTGCCATCATCGCATACTTGGTGACGCACTGGGATGATATTAAGCAGAAATTCGGCGAAACTCTTGACAACCTAAAAGAGACGCTAGATCAGGCAGGAGAAAACATCAAAGAGGTATGGAACGCCTGCTGGACGAGGGTAAAAGAAATTGCTGCGAACCTCTGGGCGAAAATCCAGCAAGGCTGGGACGATTTCTGGACGGGGGTGAGAAACGCTCTCGACACCGCCGCGGCCAACATTAAGCAAGGCTGGAACAACGCCTGGAACACACTCGCCGAGATTGTGTCCGACATTTGGGACGGCATCACCAGTACTATCAAAACCGCCGTCAACGGCATCATCGGCTTCATCAATCGGATGATCTCCGCCGTTGTGACCGGCATCAATGCGGTCATCAACGCGCTGAACGGCCTTTCGTTCGACCTGCCGGACATACTCGGCGGCGGACATGTCGGGTTTAACATCAACACCCTGACTGCCCCGCAGATCCCTTACCTGGCGCAGGGCGCGGTCATCCCGGCCAACCGGGAGTTTTTGGCCGTGCTGGGCGATCAGCGCAGCGGCACCAACGTAGAAGCTCCGCTGGACACCATCAAGCAGGCTGTGGCCGAAGTCATGGAAGATTTGCAGGCAGGCCAGATGGCGGGCTTTGAAGCCGTGGTTTCCGTGCTGCGGGAGATCCTCTCCGCCGTGTACGGCATTGAGCTGACCGACGAGGACGTAGGCCACGCCGTGCAGCGCTGGCAGCGCAAACAGGCCATTGCCACAGGAGGTGTGTAACGTGACCCTGACCAATCTGTTCCAGATCGATGGCAAATCCCTATACGCACCGGACTGCGACATTGAACCGAGCTATTCCGACCTGGATTCCAGCGATTCCGGGCGCGACGAAGCCGGGTACATGCACCGCGAAGTGGTGCGGGAAAAGGTTGCCACCTGGCCCATCGCCTACAGCTGCCTGACGGATGACGAGTACAAGTACACCATCGGGCTGTTTGCAGGCAAGGCAACGTTTCAGTTCACCCATCCCAAAGCCGGCTCTTCCACCGAGACCGAAACCACCACCTGCTACTGCAGCAAATACGGCATCGCCTGGCACAATGCCAAGACGAAACAGTGGAAGAATTTGAAGTTTAACATTATTGAATGCTGACCGGAGGTGAAGTATGTACTATTCCGTTTTGCGGCTGCCAAACGGCACTGAGCTGAAAGGCGGAGAGGCTGGCAGCACCCTTAAAGCCCTTACCCTGCACACTGCGGTAAACGCCGGGCAGGAATTCGCCATCGGCTCTGCTTATTCGGATTACATCGAGGCCGAGATCTGGGCAGACCCGGGCGGCAGCCTGCAGATCACTGCCGGGGACGCCCTGACCTACTACCGGCTGGACGATGCCGGGAGCCGCACCAAGGTGGGCGTTTTCTATGCTGAAAAGCCCACCCGCACCAAGCGCAACAGCTACAAGGTCACGGCCTACGATACCATGTCCAAGCTGGATGCGGACTTCTCCGGCTGGCTGCGGGCCAATCAGGCGCAGTTCCCCAAAACCATCTGGCAGCTGGTTCAGCTGGCCTGCCAGCGGGCGGGGGTTACGCTTGCCAGCAGCAGCCTGCCCATCAACGGCAGCTACAGCGTGCAGGCGTTCTATGCGGATGATTTAACCTGCCGACAGATTATCTCCTGGGCTGCGGAAGCGGCAGGCTGCTACGCCCACATGAATGCAGACGGCAAGCTGCAATTCTTGACCTACAGCGACAAACGCAGCACGGCTAAAATCACCCCGGACGGTGCCAGCAACAGCACCGCCTATTATGCTGACAGCCTGAGCTACGAGGACTACACGGTCAAGGCCATTGAGAAAGTCCAGATCCGGCAGTCGGACAGTGACGTGGGGGTCATCTACCCCGACAGCACCACTGCCACCAACACCTATGCAGTGCAGGGCAACCTGCTGCTGACAACCGGCACCGAATCCAACCTGAAAACCGTTGCCCAGAACCTGTACAACGTGCTGAAAAACGTGACCTACACCCCCTGCAAAGTATCGGTGCCCAGCAGTTCCGGCCTTGCCTGCGGGCAGATCGTGCACGTTAAGGACGCACGCGGGCGGGAGTTCGACACCTATCTGATGAGCGCCACAATCTCCTCCGGCAAGGCAAGCTTTGAAAGCGTGGGCAGTGCCAGCCGGGAAAGTTCCAGCGCCGTGAACAGCCAGAGCTACAAGAACCTGACCGGCAAGATGCTGGAGATCAAGACCAGCGTGGACGGCCTGGAAGTAAAGGCCAGCGACCTGACCGGCAAGTACACCGACCTGAAAGCAACGGTGGACGGGCTTTCGGCGGAGGTGAAAAAAGACACCAAAATCACCGGCGGCGGGAACCTAATCCTGGGCAGTGAGAGCTTCAAAAACGCTGAACTGAAAGGCAATACCGGCGACGGCAGTTCTATTACCTATGAACTAACCGGCGGGGCGACCATGGCCAACACCAACTCCAACCGATATTTTCGCTGGACAACGGTGGGTGCGTATGTGGCAAAAGGCGTGACATTGTGCCTGTCTGTTATGTACAAACCCGTTTCTGGTGCGGATGAGTTCTGTATGGAAATCGCTTACACGGCGGGGTACTCCACCAGCCAGAGCTGGGCAACCATTAAGCCAACTGATCAGCTGGAGATTGAGCAGACGGACGGCTGGGTACTGCGGTATGGCCTGTGGACGCCGCCGGACAACGCCACCTTAAAGCTGGTGGATATGGGCAGTGGTACCACCCACGCTGGTACCGGCAACTACACCAACAAGTTTTCGCTGCTGCACCCCATGCTGCAATACGGCAACGCGCCGACCGCCTGGAACGCCAGCAGCGGCGACTAC